CCCATCCATTTTGTTTTTCCAGGAAATCCTTTTGCATTTTGATTGTATGGAAAACCAGGCGATGTTTGACGTGCAACTCCGTTCATCATAGGATCATTTTGCACACCCGCTACTGCTTCTTCATAAGACAGAATTCGTTGAAATGTTTCTCGGCAAAGCATTGAATCATATTGAGTTAAGACCACTTGAGCCACATCTTGTACAGCAGATTCTATCTCAGAATCGTTCAACACTGCCGTCTCGACTCCGCACTTTCTCAATCCTTTCATCAATGGATCGTGCAACTCTCCATTTATTGTTGTTGGTCTTAATATTGCTGGACGCATCATTGGTTTACTCAATTTGCCTTGAATGCAAGATGGAACTATTGTCGTCTTCGTTGCTTGTCCCACTTTTTGAGCAGATTTTCCAAGTGGACAAAATAATCCTTCGGGAACTTCTATTTCTGCAGTTGAATCAACATTCTTCGGAATTTCGTAATAGAATTGAGCACTTATGTTTCGAAAATCTGATCCCAGAAGTTTTTTGCATCCTTCAATTATTGCTTCTTGAGTTAATGGACAAGCATATCCATAAGATTCGTTCGTGCCAGCAATATGCAATCCAATCAACTTCCTTTCAATTCTATGATTATAAAGACCAACCAATGATCCACAGTCGCCGACTTGAGTTGGAGCATTATATTCATAACAGTCTCTCTGAACATATGAACTTTCCGCTTCAGTTGATCCCGCTTCATTTGTCATGTAAATTGTAATTGGTGCATCAAGAGCTCTGATTTTAGTAAGCCATTGATAGACTCTAAATAAGTCTCCTCCACTCTCATGAAAAGTTGCAAATGTTCCGCTGAATTGCCCAACCAATTTTCCTTGATCTTCCACTTTGACAAAGTGTTTTATTAAATCACGATGTAGATGACATGCTTGTGAATGCAAATTGACAAGAACGCAATCTCTCATTTCACCATTTTTGTGTTTTAATTGAACACAATTCTTTGTCAAAGTAAAACTTTCTGTGCCAAAATTCATTACGTGCGATAATTTCATTCTAATGATGTCTTGATTATGTGCTTGAGAAAAACAAATTTCAGTTTCTGGAGCCAATTTTCTAGCATACAAAGCATGCAAGAAATGATAGGGCATTAAGAAAACCCATCCACGTACAAATGTACAATTTCCAAAAGGTCTACGAACACCTCCTTTCATGTATGACAGTCGATATGTACTCTTTTGAAGCACATCTGTTATAAGCTGATGGGCCGCCATGTCTTGACAACCCTGTGCCTTGATCGTGTCCAATAAGTCTTTGTCAAGACCTTCCACAGTTTTCTTCGATGTTTTTGGTGTTTTTGGGTCTCCTGAAACTCCAACTTCAACTCTTTTCTGTTGAGTTTTTGATGTTTTGTCATCTCCGGAAGTACCAACTTCGACATATCGTCCTGTTTGTTTGTTAGTCTTGTCATCTCCTGATACTCCAACTTCTGCAGTTGCTTCAAGCATTGAGGTTTCAAACCACTTGTACATTGCAAACGCAGACAGAGCCATTCCAACAAAAC